GTGTAGCATGCGTCAAGAATCGCTTTGCTAAGAATAGTGCCGATGGTTCGCAGTATGTCACTTTGTGGGCAGATGCAAGCCGCATGACTCTCTATCCTGACAGAGCAGCCCAAGCAATTGGAACATCATGGAAGGATATGCAATGAGTAACGATTTTACTACCTCGGCTATGCGCCTAGAAAACATGGTCATCAATGTTAGACCAGAGGATTATGAGTTGGCTAAGAAGTTTCTACTTAAGCGCGAAGCGCACGACATTATCGAGATGCTTGGTCTATGAGTACATACGGCAAGCGCAAAGGTCTTGAAGAAAGACTTTTAGACAAAAGAAATATTACTTCATCTGGTTGCTGGGAATTTACAGGCTGGGTTAACAATAAAGGCTATGGCATGATTGGGAAAGGACCAGGAACCAGAAAACTGGTTCTTTGCCACAGGGCTAGTTATGAAATATATAAAGGTCCAATTCCAGAAGGCATGTTTGTTTTACATTCATGTGACAATCCCCCTTGTTTTAATCCAGAACATCTTTCAGTTGGTACCCATAAAGACAACATGACTGACATGGCCGTCAAGGGGAGAAAAGTTGTATTAAAAGGCGAAGCATCTGGAAACGCAAAACTTACGAAAGAACAAGTTAAAGAGATTCGCTCTTTGCATAAACCTACACATCCTGGCGGCAGAGGAAGTAACACAGCAATACTGGCAACAAAGTATGGGATTAGCAAGCAATATGTCTTACAATTGGTAAAAAACGATTGGAGAAAAGATGGCTAATCCAAACTATTCACGCAAAAAAGGCAGTAGTTTTGAGACTGGCATACTGAAGTTTCTTCGCTCCAGAGGGTTATTAGCAGAGCGGCTACGCCTTGCTGGTAAGGATGATGAAGGGGATATAGTCTGTATGGTTGCGGGACAGCCATACGTCTTTGAACTGAAAGCAACTGCGAAGATGGACCTACCGCAGTTTTGGCGTGAGGCTACCGTTGAGGCAGCCAATTACGCCAAGGCTCGTGGGTTAGAAGCAACTCCGCCCGCCTATGTGATTGTCAAACGTCGCATGGGCGGCATGGAGAATGCCTGGGTCATTCAAGATTTAGAGCAATGGATCAAGGTGACAAGTGGAGAATGAAGGCTTGATTAAAAGGATTGAAGATGCCATTGTTCATATACCAACGGATGTAATGGAACATGGCACACCAAGCGAAATCCCGCATTATTATGTTCAAGGTATTTTGGCTGGCAGAAAGCAAGCCATCAAGATAATTAACGAGGCAATTGATGGAGAGTAAGCCTGATCTAGCCACTGTGCTAGAACATTACGGGGTACGAATCATGCACCGTCATGGCTGGATACCTTGCAAGTGCATTATGCACGATGATTCACACGCCAGCGCAGCCTATAATTTAGACTCGCAAGGCTACAACTGTTTAGTTTGCCAAATCCTCGGCGATGTTTACGATGTCGTAGCACGCATGGAAAACTTAAAGGAGTTTAGAGATGTTAAGCGCAGAGCAGAAGAACTTGCTCACGGAAGCAGCAGAGCGTTATTCACGCAATCTAACACCACAGGCAGCGTCTTACCTCGCAGAGCGGGGCATCACAAAGGAAGTGGCGGATCGGTTCCTTCTTGGAAGCGTCGTGGAGCCTAGTGCTGGACATGAGCATTCAATTGGCAGGTTGTCTATCCCGTACCAAACGCCCACAGGCGTTGTGGGAATGAAGTTTAGGACTATTGATGGTGGCACGCCTAAGTACCTTTACCCTACTGGTCAGAAGGTGGGGCTATTTAATGTTGTTGACCTGCATACCTACTCTGACACGATTGCCATTTGCGAGGGAGAGATTGACACGATTATTCTATCGGGCGTCGTCGGCATACCTGCAGTTGGAGTTGCGGGAGTTAGCCAATGGAAGCCCTGGTTCCCCAAGTTATTTGAGGGCTATAAGAACATTTACATCTTTGCAGACAACGATGTTAAAGAGGATGGTCGTAATCCTGGGCAAGAGTTAGCCAAGCGGATCAAGGAAGATTTGGACAAGGCTACTGTCGTCATGCTCCCCGACAACGAGGACGTCAACGACGTGTTGCTTTCCTACGGAGCCGACTGGTTTACTGATAGAATAGCCGCATGAACAGGCCAAAGTCCATCCGCATTTCTGGGATGAAGTATAAGATCAGGTACGACTACGCTGATCCAGAGGCTTATGGCTTGACGGATCCAGATACAAATACAATCCACATTCGTCCTGACATTCCAGAGGACAAGATGATCCGTGTATTTGTCCATGAGATTACTCATGCTGTTGTCTTTGAGACGCCGTTCTCTACCCGCAAGCGGCTTGATATAGAAGAAATGTGCGACATTGTGGGCTATCACTTTCTTGAGGCGTTGCGAGATAACCCAGAGATTGTGCAGTACATCTTGCGAGAAATAGAATACGAAGCAGAGTAGTGCCACAGTTTATCTACGGGCCTAAAGATGGTGGCGAAGTGCCTCACCTGCTTTGGGTGCTTGACTCAATTGAAATGATTGAGTATCGAGAAGACGGCTCAAAGATGATACACTGTTACGAATTAGATCAAGAAGATAAAAATTATTATTATGCTGGAGAATATCCGACAGGGGGAGATGATGAGTGAATCAAGACTTACAAGAAGCAATAAGGTTGATACAGTCAACTGGGCTGAAAGTTATATCAATCCCAACATCAAACCAATTGCTCGTGGAAATACCACAGATCAGGAATTTGCCGCAGGCGTCTGGTCAGTAATGGATGAGATTGGCAACTTGCTGATTAGCAAACAGGCCGACTACGGCCCTGGCAATGTCAACAACGCTTTTGGTGGCGCAATGAATGGCTTGATGGTGCGTATTGGTGACAAGTTTGAGCGTCTTAAAAACTTGCTACGCAGTGGCTCAACTCCTCAGCATGAGTCTATTGAAGATTCTTTTAAGGATATGGCTAATTACGCAGTCATCGCCTTGATGGTCGAGAGAGGGCTATGGCCTAAATCATGATTGAAATAAAGATGTCCCACGGAGACTTGTCCTTTGCTACGATTGAAGCAGTCGCACGCTTTAACTTTAACAGAGCCAAAGGAAATGACGCATCACAAGGTCATGCACCCACTTGGGTTGAACAAGTTGCACGCGAGATATCTGGTTGCTTGGGCGAGATAGCGATTGCCCGTTGGCAAGATAAGTTCCCGTTTGCTTTGTTTACAGAGCGTAAGATGGGTGATGTGGGCGAGTTTGAAGTACGCACCACTGCTTATGCCACGGGCAAATTGCTCATCACAGAGAAGGACGATCCAGCACGCAAATATTTGCTGGTAACTTTGCCTACTTTTTATACTGCAAATATCCACGGATGGATGTATGGCTACGAGGCACAGGATGCTAAGTACTACAATACATCTATGCGTGCGCCAGTCTATGCAGTAGAACAGAAATACCTACACGCACCTGAGACGATCTATGGCTGATTGGTTTGAGGAAGCAGAGGCAGTAGCCTCGCAAGTTGCGCGTATCGTACATCGCAAGTACCACACCTATTTCGATGTATCCGATGTTAAGCAGGAATGCTTGGTATGGGTATTGCGTCGTGAGAATAAAGTGCGTGAGTGGCTTGACCCAGATCAAGATGCTGAAGCCTATAAGGGTGGCGTAAAGCAGTTGGGCAAGACACTCTCACGCCATGCTGATAGATACTGCCGCAAGCGCAAAGCGCAATCGCTCGGCTATTCGCTAGAAGATGAGGCGTATTACTCGCCTATCACTTTGTCTGAATTGTTACCATTTGTTTGGTCTGATGTAGTTGAAACGCACAGGGTTGATGGTGAGCGTGTATCTGGCTCTGGCAATCCTGCTGAGGGTGGCAACTATGTCATCCAGTTGTTCGACATTCGCCGTGCGATGGCTAAGTTGGATGAGATGGACAGAGACGTATTGCAGTTGAAGTTTGAGCATCAGTTGACCTTTGCTCAAATTGCGGAAGAATTACAAGTAAGCGATACTACTG